GTCAATCCGCAAGAGCAGATTCGGAAGATGGGGAGAAGACGAGGACGGCAGACTGTTGAGTACAACAGACTGCCTTGTCGTCCGGCGACCCTCCCCCTGCTTCCCCACCTCGTCTTTCGTCGGAGCGGATTGACCTTCGGCAGACCTCAGGTCAATCCGCAAGAACCGGAGATGATAAGAATCGGAGATAATAAGATTCGGAAAGCTCTGTACGTCAACGACTCCGCGCCAGTCGAACCGCCTCACGTCGGATAATAAGAGAAGAGATAATAAGAGAAGAGATGATAAGAACGGAAATGATGGGAGAGGAAAAGAAAAAAAGTTACCTTCGTCGCCTGCGGCCCTGGGCTTCCAGTCTCTTCTCACCCATCGCCCCCCCGCTGGAATTGACACCATCCTGACCAAAATCTGACCTAACCCTCGAAGGATCGCCCCGCACCCCCAACCACTCTCTAACCCCCACACTTGCGCAATCCCCAAATTTATGCTAAACTAACCATATTCCAACTAAATAAGCGCCAAAAGAGGGGGTGGAGCCCTATCCAGGCTTCGCCCCCTCTTCGTTTATCACGGGTAAAAGCGGGGTGGACCGCCTGGCGGCTCCACACGCTGGACGATCCACCCCGCCACCCACCATAGAAAGCGGCAAATGAATCTACGACAGACCTGTTACCGTATTGCCTTCACCGTCGCCCGAACCATCGCCTTACCACACCATCATGGCCACCAAACGCAAGTGCACCGGAACGTGCAAAAACGGGAAGCCGTGTGCAGCCTGGGCGGCTCCCGAGACGAACCCGCCCCGCTGCTGGAGACACCCGGTAACCAAGACAGCGCCGGTTAAAAAAAAGGTCGGGGCACCGAAGGGCAACCAGAACGCTGTAAAACACGGAGGCTACAGTGGCACTCTACCACCCGACCTCGACGCCCGAATCGCCGCACTCGACAGACGACTCCAGCACGTTGAAAACTACCTCGACATCAACGCAGATACACTAACGCCAGAGGAGTACATCAAGTTCGCCAACCTCCAGAGCCAGATCGCCAGTCGCCTCGGCCGGCTCATGCGAGGCCGCGCCAACGACGACGACGCTGCCACCAAAGCCGAGATCGATATCGACGCCGTTCTCCAGGTCCTCAGCACTAATTTCAACATTGACCTGACCGGCGAAAAAAAAGAATGAACTTATCTCGCACCTTAACACGTCTCATAAAAGCACTCACCCCCGACCAGCAGGTGATCCTATCCTGGCTGTCTGACATCTCCTCCTTTTCCACACTCGTCATCAAAAAGCCCTTGCGCTCCTACCAGCTCGAACCCGCCGCCGCCATCCTCGACTCTATCCTCAACCAGCGCGGCCTCACCTTCGCGGTGATGATGTCCCGCCAGGCCGGGAAAAACGAACTCAGCGGCCAGCTGGAAGCCTACCTCCTGAACCTCTTCCAGAAATCCGGCCAGATCGTCAAGGCCTCCCCCACCTTCAAGCCGCAGACAATCAACAGCATCCTCCGCCTGATCGACCGCCTCGACAACGACTGGAACCGCAAAAAGGCCCGCCGCCGCGAGGGCTACATCGTACAACTACGCCGTGCCCGATGCCTGTTCTTCTCTGCCGATCTCCACGCTAATGTGGTAGGCGCAACCGCCGACGTGCTCCTCGAATGCGACGAGGCCCAGGACGTGCGGGAGACGAAGTGGGCGAAGGACTTCGCACCGATGGGGGCCAGCACCAACGTCACGACCGTCCTCTACGGCACCGCCTGGACGAGCCAAACGTTCCTTGCCCGCACCATCACCGCTCTAAAGCGTCAAGAAGCCAGAGACGGCCGGCGCCGGGTATTCACCTACGACGCCGACCAGGTGGGTCTCGAGGTTCCCGCTTATGCCCGCTACGTGGCCGGCCAGGTCGAGCACCTCGGGCGCAACCATCCGCTGATCAAGACGCAGTACTTTTTAGAGGCAATCGACGCACAAGGCGGCTTGTTCACCAAGACCCGCCAGGCGCTGATGGCCGGAGATCACCCCCGCCGCCACGAACCCCAGGCAGGCAAACGGTACGCCCTCCTCCTGGACGTAGCCGGCGAGGACGAACAAGCCGGGGATCCACTCAGCCGCGCGATGCTCCAGAACCAGAAGCGTGACGCCACCGCCCTGACCGTGGTCGAAGTCGAAACAGAATTCGGCCGGCTGCCGAACTACCGCACCATAGACCGCCGTCTGTGGCTCGGCACCAAACACACCACGCTACACGGCCAACTGCTGGCTCTAGCCCGCCACTGGCACGCTCTCTGGATCGTGGTGGACGCCACCGGCATCGGCGCAGGTCTGGCATCGTTCCTGACCAAGGCTCTGGGCGAGAAGGTCATCCCGATTACCTTCTCCAGCAAGGTCAAATCCGATTTGGGATGGGATTTCCTGGGCATCGTAGAGACCGGCCGGTATCGTGACTACGCCGACGACCAGGAGCCAGACACCCGCCAGTTCTGGTACGAGGTCAAGAACTGCCAGTATGAAGTTTCGGACCGCCCCGGCCAGGCAATGAAATGGGGCAACTGGGAGACGCCGGCATACGACGGCTTGATCGCCAGAGGTCACGACGACCTGATCATCAGCGCCGCATTGACCGCCGTGCTGGATCGCCAGGAGTGGCCTGGGACCGGGGAGAGTGCAGTTGTCGAGCAGAGAGACGTGTTGGATGAAATTGACGAGGGAGAGTGGTGACGGTAGGAAGTAGGGAGTAGGGAGTAGGGAGTAAAGACCAATGATGCACAGCAGTAAAAAGGTCTACGCCGGTGAATTGGTTGGGCGAGGAGACCTCATCCGTGCCCTCATCGAACTCCTTCAGGTGCCTGAGCCCGAGCGAAACGACGACTGGCACAAAGCCGAGCGCCAGATTCGAGACACACTTAATGACATTCTCACCCACATTACCCAAGACCTAACCATACCCGCCTATCCAGTGGACAAAGCCAAATGACACACAACGACAAAAAGCCCTGCCCAGGTAGCAAAATTCGCTCAGGCGGCAAAGGGAAAGGGCAAGGCCACGGCAAAGGGAAAGGCCCTGTTGGGCAGCCAAAACCCTGACGATGACCGACCGTGAATTCTGGCTAGCAGTCCGACAGGCTTTCCTGACATTGGTTGACGCCATAGAGCGCGCCAGACTTGACTATGGCCAGCCCGACCCGATTACCAAACGGATCAGGCCAACGACCGGAGATCTACGCAAAGCGTGGAAAGACACCAACAGATAATAGCATAAAACAACCGAATAAAGGCATCCGATAGGAACGCCGCCAAATCTGATACGGCAGTTAAAAGCGCCGCCAGAGATGGCGGCTTTTTTGTTTTCAGGACCAACCCTATGCCAACCTTCCGCCAACGCATAGCCCAACGCCTCTTCGGCGACATCATAGGCCAAGCCGCGAAAGACGCTGCTGCAGCCGTCTCCATCCGCATCGACGACTCGCGCGGGTGGGATCAAATCGCAGGCAGCGCAGGGCCGGCCGACCGCACGTGGAGCGAGTACGCCACCGACCTCGAAGGCGCTCTGCAAGCCTGGCGCAAGAATTTCCTCATCCGGCGCATCGTCAACCTGTGCACCTCCTACGTCGTCGGTAACGGCATCACGGTCACCAGCAAAGACCCCGACGTAAATGAATTCATCCGCACCTTCTGGAATCATCCCAAGAACCATATCGCCCGACGTCTCGGCCCAATGTGCAATGAACTTACCCGGGCCGGCGAGTTGTTCCCCGTCCTGTTCACCAACAAAGTCGATGGGATGAGTTACCTCCGCTTCGTCCCTGCCTCTCAAATTCGCGACATAGAGACCGCTCAGGAAGACTACGAGACTGAACTTCGCTACGGACAGATCCAAAGGGATACTGTAGAAACCAAATGGTGGATTGGCCCAGACCACCCCACCGCCTACAAGCCCCGCTACCATAAATTAGCCCCCTTAATGCTCCACTTTGCAGTCAACCGCCCCATAGGCGCCACCAGGGGCGAGGGAGACCTCGGACCAATTCTGCCCTGGGCCAAGCGATACTCTGAGTGGTTGAAAGACCGCGTACGCCTAAACCGCCAGCGCACCCGCCAGGGCGTGTTCGACGTCGAGATACCCGACGACACCCTGGTCAAAGAAAAGCGCCAGCAACTACGCACAAAAAACCCCATCCAACACGGCATCTACGTCCACGGACCCGACGAAAAGACCGCCATGCACAACCTAGAGATCAAAGCCGACGACGTGAAAGACGACGGCCGGGCACTCCGCCTCGCCATCGCCACCGGCGCAAACACCGCTCCCCAGTATCTCGGAGAAGGCACCGCCACCAACTACGCAACTGCCAAAGAGATGGGGGAACCGGTCGCCCGCTTCTACACCGACCGCCAGAACGCCGTCCGCCGCTTCTTGA